AAAGTCTCTGGCACTCTGGATTCAGTTAATAAAGCAGGTCGTAAGTCTGAGAAGGCATACCAGTTGGCTAAGGCTTCACAAGAGCTAAAGCGTGATCTGGAAACCATCCTCTTGGCTAATCAAGGTCGTTCGGCTGGTACAACTAACTCTACTGCTCGTAAAATGGGTTCGTTGCTGTCATGGATTAAGACCAACTCGTCAGTTCAGACTAACGGTGGCGATCCTACGACTATCGGTGTATCGACTCGTACAGACGGTAACACACGTACATTTACTGAGACTCTACTGAAAGAAGTAGTTGCTGAGGTATTTGCTTCTGGCGGTACTCCTAAGATTCTGATGGTTGGTGCTACTGGTAAACAGAAAGTATCTAGCTTCACAGGTCTGTCGGCTTATCGTTATAACGTCAATGCTGGTGGTGGTGGCGGTCAAGCAACTATCGTGGGCGCGGCTGATGTATATTTGAGCGATTTTGGTTCAATGAGCGTCGTTCCGAATATTTTCATGCGTACACGCGATGCTTTGGTGCTTGATCCTGAGTACGCTGCAATTGCATATCTGCGTCCATTCCAGACTAACGAGCTTGCAAAAGCTGGTGATGCTGATAAGACTCAGATTTTGGTTGAGTGTACTCTTGAGGTCAAAAACGAGGCTGCTCATGGCATCGTAGCCGATCTTAATATGGCTCTGTAATAAGACTGCCCCTGATCTTCGGATTGGGGGCATTTACGAGGACTTATGGACTATAGACAACAGGTTGTACATGCGGACGGTGATGGCGGCATTATCATCGAGACTAAACAGGATGTTACTGAGATATTAGAGAGTAACAACCATATTAGAGAGATAGACAAAGCAAGACTAGGACACGTTAATGAATTGCATCACGTAGCTCGAATACCTTTTACGGTCATTGATGACTTAAATAAACGAGGTATTATGAAGGGCTTCAATATCATTGACGATGTTGGTTTTGCTAAGTGGCTCAATGATTCCGATAATGCAGCTTGGAAAGTCTATAGGGGTACTATCTAATGGGTATAACAGTAGGTGTATGTGTTCCTGCTAGGGATGAGGTTCATACTGGATTTGCGTTTGACTTTGCGAAGATGGTAGGACGAGATTCTAAGTTTCGCTGTGGTACTGGTGAGAATGGGCTGAAGTTATACACAATGGCTGGCACGTTGATATTCGATCAGAGGGAAAAGCTGGTTGATGAGGCGTTAAAGGATGGCTGTGACGTTATCCTGTTTATTGACTCTGATATGCGGTTCCCTAGCGATACGATAGACATATTGTTAAGCAGGGATGTTCCGATTGTTGGAGTTAATGCCGTAACTAGACGTAAGCCTACGCTACCTACTGCTTTGAATTTAGAAGTAGAAAAAGATGAAAATGGCAAGATTATTAGCCATGCTTGGCATAAAATAGACTCTAAAGGTAAAGAGGGTATTGAGCCTTGTACGGCTGTAGGTGGTGGTGTTGTAATGATTCGTAAAGAAGTATTCGAGGCGATTAAAAAGCCGTGGTACGACGTAGGATGGGGTTCTAAGGGGATTATAGGCGAGGATGTACATTTCTGCGTCAAGGCCTTAGATAACGGATTCCAGACGTATGTAGATCACAGTCTGTCTAAGCATATAGGTCACATTGGTACTTATGAGTATCGATGGGATGATGTAGAGGACGGTGCTGTAGAGAGACACAATTCAGGGAATTAACGATGACGGATTACAGTTCGTTAAAGAGTACGATAGCTAATTATTTAGCCAGGAGTGATTTAACATCTGTAATACCTGACTTTATACGATTGGCTGAAGAACGACTGCGTAGAGACTTGAGGTCGCGTCAGATGTTGGTGGTGGCTACGGCTGATACTACGTCTGATGATTCTACGTTAGGGCTTCCATCTGACTTCTTGGAGATGCGAGATATACACTTGCAGACTGTTCCAAGAACTCCTGTTACCTATTTATCCCCTAATGCTTTCTATGCGAAGGCTAGGGTTACAGATATAGGCAAACCTGTTAATTACACTGTACTAGCAGCAGAAATACAGTTTGCTCCTATTCCTGATTCTACTTATAGCGTTCAGATGCTTTACTACGCAAAGCCAGAGCTATTAAGTAATTCAAATTCTTCAAATGTATTTCTTGCTAACTATCCAGATGCTTTGTTGTATGCGGCATTGGGAGAGGCAGAACCGTATTTGATGAATGATGCTAGATTGCAAACTTGGGCTGCATTATATGAGCGTTCGATTACTGCGATTAACATTGCAGATCAATCGAGTGAGTATGGCGGTCAACCTATGTCTATGTTTTCTTCGTGAGGTAAATTATGGCTGAAATGTCAAACTATTTAGAGAACGCGTTGATTAACGCTACTCTGCGTAATGTAAGTTACACGAGTCCTACGACTTGTTTTGTGGCTTTGTATACAAGTGATCCAACTGATGCGGATACTGGTACAGAGTGTACTGGAAGTGCGTACACGCGTATGGCTGCGACCTTTGGTGCTCCTAGTAATGGCGTATCGACTAACAGTGCTTCTGTAACATTCCCAACTGCCACAGGTAACTGGGGAACTATAACGCACGTTGGTCTACGTGATGCTGCATCGTCTGGTAATTTGCTTTATCACACACCATTGGATGCTTCTAAGGCTATTAACACTGGTGATGTATTTACTATTTCTACTGGTAATCTTTCCGTTACTCTGGAGTAATTATGCCTTTAGTTATTGCTGATCGGGTAAGGGAAACGTCCACCACTACCGGAACTGGCACTTTGACATTGGACGGTGCTGTTAGTGGATACCAGACCTTTAGTACCGCTATCGGCAATACTAATACGTGTTATTACACCATAACGCTAGGTAGTGCATGGGAGATAGGTATTGGAACTGTTAGTGCTGGTCAATTGGCTAGGACTACAGTTTTAAAGTCTAGTAATTCTGGTGCTGCTGTAGATTTTGGTGCTGGAGCTAAAGATGTATTTGCTACTTATGCAGGTGATAAGGCTGTAGATACTGATATTGCACAGACATTAACGAATAAGACAATCAGCACTGATAGCAATACTATTAACGGTATAGCTGCATCATCGTTTGTTTTGTCTAACGCTAGTGGTGTGATTGATGGCTCTGCTGCACAGAAAGCTATTCCTACTGGTGCTGTTGTTGGAACGTCTGACACACAGACACTAACAGGTAAAACTCTGACTGATCCTGCGATTATTGGCACGATCTTAGAGGATGTTTTTACTATTACTGATGGTGCTGCGTTTGAGATTGATCCTGGCAATGGTTCAATTCAGCTAATTACATTGGGAGCTAGTCGTACTCCTAAAGCTACGAACTTTGTGGCTGGTGAGTCTGTGACGCTAATGGTTGACGATGGTACTGCGTACACGTTGACATGGACTGATTCGACGTTTGGTGGCTCTGGTGTGGTTTGGAAAACAGACTCTGGGTCAGCTCCGACGTTGAACACTACTGGCTACACCGTGATTGTACTGTGGAAAGTTAGCACACAGGTTTACGGTGCTCGAGTGGGGAATAACTAATGTTATCTAAAGCTCTGCTAGGTGCTGGTAAGTCTGCGGTTCCTGCTTACATAGAGGATGTATTTAGTACGTATCTCTATACGGGTAACGGCTCTACGCAGACTATTACTAATGGAATTGATCTGGCTGGTAAGGGTGGGATGGTATGGCTTAAATGTAGAGATGTTGGATATAACAATGAAATATCTGATACAGCGCGAGGGGTAAATAAACAGTTAGTAACAAACACCACCGCAGCGCAACAAACTGAAACAAACCGTTTAACAAACTTTAATTCAAACGGATTTACTTTAAGTACAGGCGATTCAACAAATCAATCAACTAAGTTATTTACATCATGGACATTCAGAGAACAAGCTAAGTTCTTTGATGTTGTGACGTATACGGGGACGGGCGTTGCAAGGACTATACCTCACAATCTTGGTTCTGTTCCGGGCACAATTATTGTAAAAATAACAAGTTTTTCAGGTAGTTGGTTTGTGTACCATAGAAGTTTAGGGGCAACAAAATATCTTCTTTTAGATGACACGGGGGCGGCTGGTACATCTGGTGGGATTTGGAACAACACAGAGCCTACCAGTAGTGTTTTTTCGGTTGGAAATGACGGTAGTATGAATTCTCCCGGTCAAACCTACGTCGCCTACCTATTCGCGCACGACGCTGGAGGCTTCGGTCTTACTGGTACGGACAATGTGATTAGCTGTGGGTCGTTTACGACTGATGGTAGTGGTGCGGCTGGCAATATCACTTTAGGGTATGAGGCTCAATGGGTTCTTATAAAACGAGTCGATGCTGCGGGAAGTTGGCTAACTGTTGACACTATGAGGGGTTCTTCTCTTACGTCTTATAACTATATATCACCAAATACTTCAAATGCAGAAAACTCACAAACAAGTACGCAGGGCATATATCCAACTGCAACAGGATTTTTTGTCGGGAATAATGCTCCAGCGGCTAATGCCACCTACATCTACATAGCCATACGTCGCGGCCCTATGAAAACGCCGACTACTGGGACGGAAGTGTTTGGTTTATCTGCTAGAACTGGTACAGGTGCAAATGCTACTGTTACTGGTGGTCAAACCAATGATGCGGTGTTTATTAAAAATCGTGGAACGTCAAATGATTGGTTATGGGTTCCAAGGCTTACAGGAACTGGATATTTAATTTCAAATTCTACCAGCGCAGAAACTGCTGCGGCAACGACTGAATTGCAAGCAAATCCTTGGGATGTAATGAATGGGATAAAAGTTGGCACTACGGCTGCTATTAGCAATGCTAGTGGAAACAACTACATAAATTATTTATTTAAACGCGCTCCCGGTTTTATGGATATTGTTTGTTATACAGGAACAGGGGCAACAAATTCCGTAAGCCATAATCTTAACGCTGTTCCAGAATTAATTTTCTTTAAAAGAAGAAATTTAACTGCAAATTGGCCCACATGGAGAACGGCAACTGGAACTGGAACTACTTGGATGTATTTAAATGATTCGGCGGCAGAAGCAAATCAAGGACTTAACATTTTAACTGCATCGCCAACATCAACAACAATATCTTTGTTTGGTACGACAAGTACCCTTTTTAATGCGTCTGGCTCCACTTATGTTGCTTACCTATTTGCCACAGTATCAGGCGTATCTAAAGTAGGTACATATACTGGGAATGGAAGTAGCCAGACTGTTAATTGTGGCTTTGCTGCTGGCGCACGTTTTGTAATGATTAAACGTACTGATAGTGCTGGTGATTGGTATGTGTGGGATACCGCACGGGGCATCGTGGCTGGGAATGATCAGCATTTAAGTCTAAATACTAATTTGGCTGAAGTCACGACAAACGACACTATTGATCCTGATAATTCTGGTTTTATTGTCAATCAAGTGGCGGCAACAAATATCAATGTAAACGCATCTATTTACTTATTCTTAGCTATTGCTTAAAGGTTAATCATGCAAGTACTAATCAGAGAAACTGGCGCGGTAATGTATGAAGGTGAGTTTCGCGCACTTCACCCAAACACTTCATTCCCACTACAAATTGATGAAGCGACACTAAACGCTTTTGGTGCTGACGTAGTGTTTGAAGGCCCACAGGCTTCTGGTGGTAATGTGTATCAATACTCGCAAGCCGCTGGTGTAGAACAGGTAGACGGCAAGTGGTATACCAAATACATGCTTGGCCCTGTCTTTACTGACAGACCTGCAACAGACACTGAGCCAGCACAAACGGCAGCAGAGCAAGAAGCTGCTTACAAGGCTATGAAAGATGAAGAACAGGCTAAGTCTGTACGTACACTTAGAAACGATAAGCTCAAAGAATGTGATTGGACTCAGATCACTGATGCTACGGTTGATAAAGAAGTTTGGGCTACGTATCGTCAGGCATTACGTGATGTAACAGCGCAAGAGGGTTTTCCGTGGAATGTAGTGTGGCCTACGCAACCGGAGTAAGTAATGCTTGGATTTATTCCGTTAAGTGCTGCTGCTGTATCTGATAATAGTCTTTCTACTATTGTTCCAGCTAATGCTGCTGTATTTGGAAGATCAGTCGTAACGGCATTGGGAACGCGTCAAGCTAGTGCTAATGCTTCGGTAGTAGGTCGTGCTTTTGTAACGGCTTATGAGGGTGCTATACAAGGCAATGCGGCTATTACAGCGAGGGCTATAGTTACAGCCAAAGAAGCGACTATTAACGCTAGTGCTGCTGTAAATGGCAAGGCTATAGTAACTGCACTAGGTGGTTACTCAAAAGATGCTGTAGCGGCTATATTAGGTCGTGCTGTTATTACTGCTGATGGTGCTAAATTAGTATTAGGTAATGCATCAGTTGTTTGTTTATCTACCGTAACGGCTGCTGCTAGTAATGTGGTCTTAGGTGGTGGTCAGTTTAATGCTAAAGCTATTGTTGTTGCAAATGGTGGGTTAAATGCTTCAGGTGTAGCTAGTGTTACTGGTAGAGCTATAGTATCAACTAAAGGGATGATTTATGGTGAAGAATGGACTAAACAAATTCCTGTGGGTGAAACATGGCTAAGACAAGAGTAGCGTTTGGTGAGTGGACTCCAGACCAGCCTGGCATATTAGGGGGTGTTACTGAGGCGGTAAATTGTTATCCTGTAGCTAATGGATACGCTCCTATCAGGTCTATTCAGTCATATCCTAACGCTGAAACTCAGGCTAGTGAGGTGCTGCTAACTACTTTCGGTGGGAAGTTTGGTGGTCAGAACGTATTATTTACTGCTAGTGCATCAAAGATATTTAAGTTTGATCCTACGAATAACAATTTTGTTAATGTTAGTAAAGCTGGTGGATATTCTTCTACTTCGTGGGATATAACGCAATTCGGGCCTATTGTTATTGCAGCTAATGGTAATGCAAAGCTACAGTCGTATAGTCTCTCTAGTTCTTCTATTTTTGCTGATTTATCTGCTGATGCTCCTACTGCAAAGTTTGTTACTGTTGTCCGTGATTTTGTTGTTGCTGCCAATGTTGCGGGAGCTGAGAGCACACTTTATTGGTCTGACATTAACAATGAGACAAACTGGGTTCCATCATCGTCTAGTCAGTCTGATTCTCAGTTATTACCTGATGGTGGTGACATTACTGGTCTATCTGGTGGTGAGTATGGGTTGGTTTTCTTGGAAAGAGCTATTTATCGGATGACCTATGCTGGTTCTCCGTTTTTCTTCCAATTTGATGCTATATCACGATCATTGGGATGTATTTCCAATGGTTCTATTGCTCAGTTATCAGATCAAACATATTTCTTAGCAGATGATGGTTTTTACGTCTGTAATGGTAAAACTGTTACTCCAATCGGTGCTGAGAAGGTTAATCGTTGGTTCTTTGAGAATGTAGCGATTGATCGAGTTGCAACCGACATGAGTGCTTCTATTGATCCTATTCGATCACTTGTTATATGGGTAATGCCTACTGCTTCTGGTAAGCAATTACTTATTTATAATGCAAAGTTAAATAGATGGTCGTTCTCTGATATTGACGTAAATTCAATTGCCTATGTACTAACTGCTTCTGCTACGTTAGAACAATTAGATAAAATCAGCATTACGCAGGGTTCTAATACCTTATCTGGTACATATACTCAATCTGGTACTACTATAACTGTTACAGCGACTAATCATGGGATGCAGACAGGTGGTTTTGTGTACTTTGACGCTACAACTGGTGGGGCTGCTGATAACTTTTATCAGGTAACGCGCACTGGTGCTAATACCTTTACTGTGACGTCTGCTGCATCTGCGACTATTACTACAAGTAACTGTACATTATCGTTACCTTCCATTGATAGTTTATCGGCTAGTTTTGATGACCGAGCTTATGCTGGTGGTAATTACTTTTTAGCTGGTGTATCTGGTCAGAAAATCTATGGATTCACTGGTGATTTTGCTCCAGCATACGTATCTAGCCAAGATTTAGATTTAGGCCGTAGCTTGATAACACTAGCAAAGCCTATAGTTGACAATGGAATAGGTAATATTGCAGTTGCTAGTCGTACCTTAATGAATGATGATATTACGTACACAGCTTATTCTTCTCC